TAAGATGGAGGAAGAGGAGTAAGCCCATGAATAAAAGACTGACCACCAAAGCGGAATGGGCAAAACACTTGCGTCCTTATGGCAAGCGTGCGGCAAATAAGAAACACCGTAAGGCTTGTGCTCCGCTCATATACTACCCGAAACCATATGGTGCGAGAAATAGAATACATCCCTTGACTGAGAAGGAGAGAGAACATAGAGTTAGAGAAATTGAAAAGCAAGGTGGATGGATTGAAGAGGAGGAAGAAGATGGTAAACAATATCAAGCTTGACATCTGGGAGATTCTTGATGCACAATTTCGTTTCAATGCTACATTCAACAAGGAAGTAGAGGAGATCAAGGATGACTTCATTAAGCCCGACTCATCAGGCGATAGTGAACAGTCAGACGAAGTACAGAAAGAACGTTCATGATGCTGGCAACTATTCCTATGCTGTCATCAAGGCCAGCACCAACATAAAGCTGGGCAAGAAGGTAACTAAGGGTCACCTGAAGGGTGCCAAGATATTCACCCTTACTCTGGAAGAGAGAGCTACCTGTGACAGTGACTGTGAGCACTGGCTGGACTGTTATGGTAACAACATGCCCTTTGGTCACAGGTTCGAGGCCAATGATGCCCTCATGGTATCAATCGAACGTGATCTGGATAAACTGGATGCAAAGGGTAAGCCCTATCTAGTCAGGCTGCATATTCTGGGAGACTTCTTCAATCTGAAGTATGTATTTTTCTGGAGGAGACAGTTAGCCAAGAGAGAGCTTCTGAATGTATATGGTTACACTCGTAATCATCCTACTAAACCATTGGGCTATGCTCTGAAGTTAGTACGAAAAGAGTATGGTAAAAGGTTTGCCATTCGGTTCAGTAACTATCCAGACGATCCCTTCTCTGCACAGAGTGAGCATGTATCCATAGAGGGTATTGGTTGTCCTGTGCAGATGGATAAGACGGATAGTTGTAGTACTTGTACTCTCTGTTGGGAGATGGAAGACAAGTCAATCATATTCTATGACCATTAGGAGAAGGTAGATGAAAGAGTATAAGATAAATAACTACATGCTTGACACAGATGAAGCATGGGGAGATGCAGATTACTACCATGCTAATGAGGTGACAGTAGTCATCTACAAGAGAAGGTCAGATGGAAAACCATATCGAATATTGATAGAGGAAAAGGAGAAGAAAGATGAGTAACTTTGAAAGAGAAGTATGGCTGGATGCTCTGGCATTGGCCTATGAGAAGGGGTATGTTACAAGAAGCAAGAAAGAAATCCTTGAGTGTTACTGGCATGACAAGCTGGATGAAAATTCTACTGATGTAGATTACTTTGATTATGACGAGGCTCAAAGATTGATAGGAGGTACAGCCTGATGGTTAATCCATATGATATAACTGTGGATGATCCCAGAGAATTAAGCTCTGATATTCAGAGTGAGATAATGAGTATGGTAGATGCAGATTACATCTGTGAAATTCATATAGAACATATCCGTAGTTGGCTGAAAGAACGAAGTGAAGAATGGCTGGAAGAAAAAGGAGTACCTCTATGAGTAGGATGAAGAACTGGATGATGATAATGGATGAAGTTATCATGGATGCACTGGAAAGTAAATCAGAGAATGTATATGAATACATTCAAACTAAACTGCATGAACAAGGGTATCCCATTGATAAACAATATGTAGAAGAACAATTGAAGGAAGGATAAGATGAAAGAACTAATGCTCTCCCTGATCCTCTGGATAGGAGCCAACTCTACACTTCCAGTGGAAGGAGTAACACTGCCAGAAATAGAATTTATTTCTTCTGAAGAATTACATACCATCTATACCATAGATGATGCTTGTGATACTGTGGAAATAAGAGCATTATATGATTTAAATAATACAATAATATATTTATTGGATGATTGGAATCAGAATAATTTAATAGATAGAAGTTTTCTCCTGCATGAATTAGTACATCATCTACAGAAAGAGGAAGGATATGAATTCAGAGTAATGAGAGAAGAGAAATCATACGAATTACAATTCATTTATTTACAGGAGAGTGCCATAAATAATCCAGAAGAAGTGTTGCATATAAGTGATCTGTTCTATATAATTATGAATAATTGTCATATAATGTAGGATATTAAAATGAAAGAACTAATGATCTCCCTGCTCCTTTGGATAGGAACTAACTCTACTCTCATGGTAGAAAATGTAATTTTACCTCAAGTTAAATTTACATCTTCAGAAGAGATGCACAGAATATTTAGTATGGAAGATAATTGTGGTGATACAACAGTGAAAGCACTGTATGATATACATAATAAAGAAATATATTTATTGGATGATTGGGATAAATCTAATCTAATAGATAGAAGTTTTCTCCTGCATGAATTAGTACATCATCTACAGAAACAGAAAGGATATGAGTGCAGACAAAAGAAAGAAGAAGAAGCTTATGAATTACAATTCAAATATTTAAAGGAGAGTGCCATAGATAATCCAAAAGAAGTGTTGCATATAAATGATTTATTCTATATAATTATGACTACTTGTGATATCTTTTAGGAGAATGACTATGAAAGAGTTACCTTGGGACTATGATAAAAATGTTTCAGCAGAAGAATGCTTGATACGTTTGGAAAGTAAGTTGAGTCCTATTATAATGAATATGCAGGAGTATGAAGGTGATATGATGCTTAGTGATTATCGAGATTTGTTAGAGTTAGGTTGGAAACTTAAACGTATTGTATCGAAAATGAAGGAGACTGAAGATGAATAACGTAGTAAATTTCTCACAAATTGGACCCAATAACGATATCTTTCAGATCAAAGGTTCAGTGGTGGACTTTGCCATGAAGGAGGAGAAGCTTCCTCACTTCTGGGACAAGAAGGGTATCTATAGGGTGAATGAGGAAGGAGAGATCACTCAAGGGCTGGGTATTGTAGGACATAGCTATCCTCTCAATACCCACAGAGATTTCTTCTCTGCACAGCATGATATGTTGCAAAGGAAATTCCCTGCTGCTCATCTGGAAGATGTAAAGACAAAGTATCGAACATCCAGAGATGGAGCATGGGCTTTGCAGGATATTACTTTTCCCAATGTGAAGCACCTCATTGATAATGGTAAGCACAAGACAGAGATAGCCTTGAGAAATATCTCATGGCATTCTGTTGATGGCAGTGCCAGTAACAATGCTGTCTTTGGTGGAATAGATTTCTTCTGTACCAATGGCATGATCACAGGTGAGTTTGATACAGTCAGGAAGAAGAACACCAAGAACTTTGACATGAGGAAGTTCATTGATGAGATAGAGAAGTCAGTGGAAGAGTTCTATGTTTCGATAAGGAAGTATCAGGCATGGGCCAACAAGGATATCTCTCTTGAGGATGCAAAGGGTGTCATAGAGAGCCTTCCCGTGGCTGACAGGAGCAGAGAGAAGCTTCTTAACATCTACCAGCAAGAGGCTACACAGAGAGGAGATACTGTCTGGGCCTTGTACTCTGCCTTCACGAATTACAGCAGTCATACAGATAACGGCTTTGCTATTCGCCGGACTGTTCATGATCATGAAGCACAGACCATGCTCAAGCGTGAGTTTGAGGTAGCCAGTTGGGTGGAGAACGAAGAGTTTGTACGTCTGGCAGCATGATAAAATATATAAGGAGAAAGCTAATAGAGTGGATAAATAAAATAGAAAATAAGATGCCATTATGTGCAAATGATACCTATCTTACTGGAAGAAAAGATAAAGAAAAGGAGTGATATGCACGACTTCATGCTGGGATTTGCATGGGCAATGGGGTTGATCCTCATTGCCTGTGCTTTTATTTTGTAGGAGAAAATGATTGATTAATTATATATCTTCTGAACAAAGAAATTTAAATGATTGTAGGACAGTGGAAGAAGTAGATGCTTTAATTAAGTCTGTAAGAGTAGATCAAGAACAACATTTTATAGATACATATGATAGAAGCCATATTAATAACCCTTATACTAGAAAATTAAGAAGACTAAATAAACTTAAAAAGTTACTTGAAGTAGGTATGGTAGACATAGAACAATATAATAATAATGGATTTATTATAGGAGGAAAAATTATTACAGGGTTCCATAAAAAAAGATGGAGAAAGAAAGGTACTAATAGATGGTATTGGTATAAGAAAGAGGAAGATTTATTAGACCTCGTAGCTCAGTTGGATTAGAGCAACAGCCTTCTAAGCTGTGGGTCACAGGTTCGAGTCCTGTCGGGGTCGCCATTTTAGGAGAAGATAATGAAAGATCAAATATTAATAATAGAAAAAAACTTAAAAGAAAAAGAAGAAGAACTGAAAATAGCAAAAAAAGAAGTATATCATGCTGTGTGGCCTAATATAAATGATGCACTTGATTTTAAATATATGCGTGATTTAGAAAAAGAAGTTAGAAATTTAAGACAAGAACTAAATAATCTTGTAGTAAATAAATATACTCAAAGACAATGGGACAGAACTGTAGGATATGGTAAAGTTCCTGATGAATATAATATTGAAATAGAAAACATTAGAAAGGAGAATAAAGTATTGAGAAAAATGGTATATAGTTTATCCAGTGATACAAAAGAACAGGTGGATAAGTTTATTGCTGTGGCCGTTGCTGTAGAAAACGATTGACAAAATGGACAGGAACATATATTATATATAAATGGATGATTTACTAGACATACCTAAATTTCTTCGCAAGAGAAAGAAAAGGGGAAGGCCCAGAAAAATTAAAGAATTCCCTCCTGAAATTAATCTCTATGAAGAATGGGATAAAATTAAACAAAAGAAATATGGTACAAAATATAATATCTTATTGGATAATAAATTTAGAAGGATAGGTACAGGATTAAGAATTATTTATGTATCAGAAAAAAGAAAGTGGGTGCATGTGGTCAGTCATGCAGGTAATCCTTACACTACACAACCTATACGAGTAAGGCTCTTGAAAAGAAAATGGGAAGATACAAAAAAATCTCATGAGAAATATGAAAATAGATGTAAGAAATATTTTGAAGGATTAAAAGATGGCACAAAAAAAACTGGAAAAGTTTAGAGAACATTATGTTACAACAGAAGAACTGTTGGAAAGGATGCTACTCGATGATAGGAATGGCATATGTAAGGATGATGGAGATGGTCAACAAGGACAAGAAACACACAAGCAAAAACCCCTATGCAAGAATTAAGGAATGGAAACTCTTTCGTAAGAGGATTATACAATCCAAGAAAAAGTATGATCGTAATAAATTTAAGATTGACAAGAGAAAGGATTTGGTATAATGTCTGGTCATATGACTGTTGTTAATTTTGGTTTATCAAGTTGTGAGTATACACAATTATGGTTGAAAGTAAAGAACAAACAGGCCGATGAAGAATTTTTTAAACTTGTCAATAAACTTATGCATGATCATTCTAAAATATTAAAAGAAATAATCAACTATCCTAATATAAAGATAGTCTGGGATGATACTAACTGGGATGAGATTCATGGAAAAGAAAAGTAAAAGAAATAGAAAAGAATGGAAATGGAACAGGACAATAAAAGATAAATATAAAAAGAGAAAGAGAATTTATTATGCAGAAGATACTAAACGAAGCAGAGATAGTCAAAGAAAAGAAAGGCTCCTTCAAGGTTTGGAGTAAGGTTCACCTGTCTCTTCTGGAAGAGTGGACTTCCAAAGACTGGAAGAAATATAATAAAAGTAAGGATAGTTATTTCTTACATCCTTATAGATGGACTATGATTGCTGCTGGAAAAACCAAAGAAGAAGCAACAAAAAATGCAAAGGATATTATTTCTCGATATAGAAACTGATGGTCTGGATGCCACAAAGATATTTGTTTGTGTATGCAAAGACAAAGATACAGGAAATGTAACATGCCATACTGAACCCAGAACATTCAACAAACTTATTGAAGGCTATAATATTCTGGTGGGTCATAATATTTTATCCTTTGATGCTCCCATACTAAACAGGTTATGGAATTCAAACATAGGTCTGTCAAAAATACAGGATACATATATCCTTTCATGTCTATTCAATCCTGACAGGGAAGGACGACACTCTCTGGCAGCATGGGGCAAGAGACTGGGGCTGGATAAGATTGACTATCATGACTTCTCATGTTTCTCTCCAGAGATGTTGGAGTATTGTGAGAATGATATTCATATCACACATAAAATTTATGATTTTTTAATGGGAACTGAGAAGAAAGATTTCTCTGATAAATCAATAGCTTTGGAGCATAAGATAAGGTATGTTCTTAACAAGCAAGAGAGTAAAGGTTTCTATCTCAATACTGAAAAAGCACACAAGCTAATGATGGAAGTCCTGAACAGGGCAACAGAGATAGAAGATAGTGTATTGAGTAAGGTTCCTCTCAGAGCCAGATTGATCAAGGAAATAGTACCAAAGATCAAGAAGGATGGAACACGTTCCAATGTAGGGTTGAAGAATTATGATCATGCTAATATTGTTGGGCCTTTTTCTGCATTTGAATATGAGAAATTTAATCTTGCATCACCAAAGCAAATCATTCAGAGACTGAATCAATATGGATGGAATCCCATTGAGTTTACACCAAAGGGATCACCAAAGATCAGTGAGAAAAATCTGGAAACAATATCCTCTTCTGCACCGGAGGAGATCAAGAGGCTGGCAGAATGGAAGATGCTGAAGACCAGAGCCAAGACGATTGAAAGCTGGCTGGATGTAGTGGACAAGAACAATCGAGTACATGGCAAGGTCATCACAATGGGTGCTGTGACAGGACGTATGGTCCATGCAGACCCCAACATGGCAAACATCGTGGCAAACCATAAGCCATATGGTGAAGATTCACGGTCTTGCTGGACAGTACCTGATGACAAGCATGTTCTGGTAGGTATGGACGCCAAAGGACTGGAACTGAGGATGCTGGCACATTATATGAAGGACAATGAGTACATCCATGAGGTTCTGGAGGGTGATCCACATACCTACAATCAGGAACTGGCAGGTCTACCCACTCGAAATGCAGCAAAGACTTTCATCTATGCATTCATATATGGGGCAGGTAATCAGAAGATAGGCTCCATCGTTAATGGATCGTCCCATGATGGGAAAAAACTGAGAGAAAAGTTTCTGTCCAGTCTTCCCAAGCTGGATAAGCTCATCAAGAGCGTTCAAAGACATTCAACCAGAGGTTACATCAGGGGTATAGATGGCAGGAGGATACTGATTAGACGTGCTCATGCTGCCCTGAATACCCTCTTGCAAGGCGGCGGGGCTATCTGCTGTAAGCAATGGTCTATCTTCCTTGATGATGAAATTAAAGATAGACAACTCAGGGCATATCTGGTAAACACTATTCATGATGAGCAACAGTATGAAGTTCATGTTGATGATGCAGAAGAACTTGTCAGCATTACTGATCCTTGCATGACCAGAGTATCTGACTTTTTCCAGATGAATATTCCACTCAATGCAGATGCAAAGATAGGGAGAACATGGCAGGAAACTCACTAGGAAGAACTAAAAAGTTTAATAAACAACTATATGATAAATCAGATAAGACATCTAAAGATGCTATTGTTTCTTATTTAAAGAAAAAGAAACATCATATTACTAATATAGTAGAGAAATTTTCTTGTGATATAGAAAGTATATCAGAGGAGGGTATAGTTTGTTTTTCAGAAACTGAAATTAAATACTCATGGAAGGGAGAGTGGCCCTCCTCTTGGAAAGATGTAAGGATACCCTATCGCAAACAGAAACTTCTTGACAGGATAAAAGAGAATCTTACATTCTATGTTCTTAGAGATGACTGTAAAGAAGCTTGGATTATTTCTGATATTGCACTGGAGAAATATGCAACAGTAATCGAGGTGCCTAACAGATATGTACCAGATGGAGAAAAGTTTTTCTCTGTACCTGTTGATAAGATATATAAAATAAGTCTTTAAACAAATGCTTGATTATATTGAATGGCTCAGTACCATTGAAGAAGAACCAGAGCTTGATGGTGCAGGTAAGTTACTCGCTCCTGTATTTGCTGAACTATTATATGACAGGAAAGTTAAAACAATATATGAATGGTGTTGTGGTCCTGCATGGATAGGTTTATGGTTACTGGAACAGGGTATATGTCAAGAACTTGTAGTATCTGATATCAATAAGAAAGCCATAGATTGTGTCAGACGTACCATAAATAGACATAATTATCCTGTTCGTTCTTACCTGAGTGATAACCTTAAAGGTATACCTGAACATGAGAAGTTTGATATTATAGTTGCCAATCCTCCCAACTATGTTAATATACAAGAGGATCACCCAATGGGTTTTCTCAGATATGATCTTAGACCATCAGATATTGACTGGAAAATTCATAGAGACTTCTATAATAATATAAGAAAACATATGCATAAAGAAAGTGATATGTATATATCAGAAGTTGAACCATACAAGAAAGAAGTATGGCTTATGGGTAAGCTTTATGATAAAAGAGAAACAGAACCTATTAAAGATTTTAAAGAAATGCTTTCAGCAAATGAATTAAATTTAAATAGTGTAGAAACATATACAATGAACCAAGAGATTGAGATGGCAATCCTAGATATTTCTCTTGACATAAGAATCTAAGCGTGGTAAGGTGGTATATTATTAACCAACATTAAGGAGATAAATATGATGGCTGCACAGAAAGAGACTGCAATTATTTCAGGCAAAGCTTATTGGACCAAGCTCAACCGTAAGGATGAGTATTCCGATAAGTACCAATTGGACGTAGGTGATCTTTCTGACAAGAGTAAGGAAGTCTTGAATTCTCATGGAGTTAAGTTGAAGAACAAGAATGATGATCGAGGGGAGTTCATAACTGCCAGAACTCAATACCTCGTTCCAGTCATTGACTCCGATAAGAAGACTATTGATCGAGATACTCTTATTGGTAATGGTAGTAGCGTCAGAGTGAAGGTTGACTTCAATAAGAATCATCCTTTTGCTGAGAAGTATGGTACGTCAATGTATCTCAAGAAGGTACAGGTGACTGAGTTAGTTGAGTATGCAAAAGATGAGTTTGACGACGACGACGACATGGTCTAGTCATGATATCAGGGCTTGTGATGAGCAATATTAATTTCGGAAACGCTCGTATGATCAAGAAGCATGGCGGGCGAGGGAGCGGGCAGCTATGCATATTTCTACATTAGTAAACGATATATATGATCGTATTGCATCCAACAAGAAGGTCTCCAGAGAAAATCTGGAGGCTTTCTTGGAGGGTGTTTCTGCTGTTATCATTCAACATCTGGAGGAGGAAAGGAATACACCCAGTGAAAAACGTATTAGAATGTCTTCAATCGGCAAGCCAGACCGTAAAATCTGGATGGAACTTAACGGTCCAAAGGTGGAAAGAGCGTATCAACCATCTACTCTCATCAAGTTTCTCTATGGTTCGATCATTGAAGAACTGGTTATCTTCCTTACGAAAGAGGCTGGTCACTCAGTACAGGAACCGCAGAAACAGTGCGAGATATTGGGAATAAAGGGACATCTTGATTGTAAGATTGATGGAGAAGTGGTAGATATTAAATCTGCCAGTGATTTTGCTTTCAGAAAATTCAAGACCGGATCAATAGAGTATGATGATCCTTTTGGTTATATAGCACAGGTCAGTGCATATGCTGAAGCAGAGGGTAAAGATGTTGGATATCTTCTGGCAATGAATAAAGTTTCTGGAGAGATAGTATTACTTGAGCTTGATGACATGACACTGATCAATGCCACAGAGCGTATTAAAGATGTCAAGAAGATAGCAAAGAGTTCAAGTATGCCAGACTTCTGTTACCTGCCAGAACCGGAAGGCAAGTCAGGAAACATGAAGATTGCCAGAGATTGTGTCTATTGTGATTATAAGTGGACTTGCTTCCCTGACATGAGAGTGTTCAGATATCAGGAAGGATTTAAATATTTAACAACGGTGGAGAAAGAACCTAAAGTTCCTGAAATAACAGATAGTATGAGAGGATAAAATGTCTCACTTCGTAAGGCATGAGCCTTGCCCTGAGTGTGGTAGTAAAAATAACGTAGGAGTATATTCAAACGGATACAAACAATGTTATAGTGAAGATTGTCATTATAAAATTATGCCCGATTCAAATTATGAGGAAGAAGAATACATTATGACAACAACAAGGGCTGTAAGCACAGGTACAATTAAAGCCATACCCGATAGAAAGATCGAAGAGGATACCTGTAGGCGTTATGGAGCCATGCTCAATGGAACAAAGCACTTCTATCCCTACTACAACAGGGAAGGAGAACATATAGCCAACAAGGTCAGGAATACAGAGAACAAGACGTTCTTCTCTGAGGGTGACATCAAGGGTGCTATGCTGTTTGGACAGAAGTCCTTTCAAGAGGGCGGCAAGTATGTCACGATCTGTGAAGGGGAGATAGATGCCATGTCTGCCTACCAGCTAATGGGCAGCAAATGGCCGGTGGTATCCATTCGTAATGGTGCTGCTGCTGCCACCAAAGATATTACAGATAATTATGATTTCCTCACATCCTTTGAGAATATAGTTATTTGTTTTGATAATGATGATGCTGGTCGTAAATCATCCACCAGAGTGGCAGAAATGCTGTCTCCCAAAGCAAAGGTGATGTCACTCCAGTATAAAGATGCCAATGAGTATCTTATGAACAATAAGAAGAATCAGTTTGTGCAGGACTGGTGGGCTGCAAAGACCTATACCCCAGAGGGTATCATATCCGGCAACGAGATGTGGGATACAATTATTGAAGGGGCCACAGAGGCTGCTATCAATTATCCCTATCAGGGTCTACAGGATTTGACCTATGGTATTCGTATGGGAGAACTTGTGACTGTCACGGCAGGTTCCGGTCTGGGTAAGTCTCAGTTCCTGCGAGAGCTTATCTATCATGTCTTCAAGAATACCGGTGACAACATAGGTATGATGTTCATGGAGGAGTCGGTCAAGAGAAGTGGTCTGGCATTCATGAGTCTGGAAGCCAACAAATGTCTGCACCTGCCAGCAGAGTTTGCATCAGTATCTTCTGAAGACTTGAAGAAACACTTCGATAGTACGTTAGGTACTGGAAGGTTATTCTTCTACGATCACTTTGGTTCCAATGCTATTGACTCTATCCTGAACAGGATTCGATACTTTGCCAAAGCTCTGAACTGTAAGTATGTGGTACTGGATCATATAAGTATCATAGTTTCTGATCAGAATGTGGCTG